GATCATATTCAATATGATTTCTTATATGATAATCAATTTGCAGAATTAAAAGAATCGGAATTGATTGGTGAAAGACTTGGAATTCTTGCAACTATCGAACCTTATATTGGAAAATATTATTCACAAGAATATGTTCGTAGGAAAGTACTTCGTCAAACTGATACGGAAATTATTGAGATTGATAAGCAGATTAAGTCGGAAATTAAAAAAGGTATTATTCCAGATCCATCAGCAGTAGATCCAATTACTGGAGAACCTTTACCACCTCCAGATCAAAGTGGAATTGATCCTGCAACGGGTCAACCAATGGATCAAATGCCACAAGATCAAGGTATTAATCAACAATTAGAGGCACCATTACCAGCTCCGGTGCCATCTCCTAAGGAAGTTAAAAAAGCGGAGATATAAATAATCATTATAATACTATATTAAATTTTCATGGAAGAGCTTATAGATTTGATCGCTACAGATTCTGCACCATCTGAAGTTAGTGATAAAATCAAAGATTTATTATTTGCTAAGGCATCTGAAAGAATTGAAGGGGCGAAACCATATGTCGCCTCATCATTATTTGGTGGAGAAACTGATGAAGATTATACCGAGGATGAGGAATAATGGCAACAAAAATTGTTCAAAATATAAACAGAATTTCTCCAACTGTTTCTACAGCTGCGACTAGTAATCCAATTGCTCTTAAAAGTGGATATCTCAGAGTATCTACCGGATTAACTGGAGTATATGCTGAAAGTGGTAGTAATCCAACTGCTACAGTTAATTCATTTTATCTTCCACCATATACTTCGGAAGTTTTAAAAGAACGAATTGCTAGGCAACAAATCTTAGGAATTACTACTGGATCCACTACTCTTGTTATTTTTGGTGAAAATTGTGGCAATCCTTTCATAGTTGGGGATTATGTAGCAATTGAAAATGCATATCCTGCTGGAATTAATACCAATTACGCATTGATTTCCGATAAAACAAATTCTTCAGTAACTATTAATTACAATAGCACCTCGATTACTGGAGTTGCTGTGACTGGTGCAACTCTTGCAAGAAGTGTAAAGGTATCTGCTCTTGCAGATGGAACAAATACAAATTTAAGTATTACAGAAATAGTTCAATTAGTTTCCGAATAAAAATGAAACTCATCACAGAAGAAGTACAAAAAGTCAAATTCATCACCGAAGGTAAGGGTGCCGAAAAGAAAATGTTCATTGAGGGTATTTTTCTTCAAGGAGATATCTGTAATCGTAACGGAAGAATGTATCCAATGGAAATTTTGATGAAAGAAGTAAATCGTTACAATGAGGCATTTGTCTGTAAGGGTCGTGCTCTTGGAGAACTTGGACATCCTGATGGTCCTACCGTCAATCTTGACCGAGTTTCTCATATGATTACATCTCTTGTTCGTGAGGGAAGAAATATTCAAGGTAGAGCACAACTTCTAGAAACTCCAATGGGCAAAATTGCCAAAGCACTTATTGGTGAAGGTGTTTGTCTTGGAGTTTCTTCTCGTGGTGTTGGATCACTCCAAATGACTAATGAAGGTCATAAGGTAGTTGGTCCAGATTTTATGCTCGCAACAGCTGCTGATATTGTTGCAGATCCTTCTGCTCCTGATGCTTTTGTTCAAGGAATTATGGAAGGAAAAGAGTGGGTTTGGGATGGAGGAATTCTTAAAGAACAACTTGCATCCAAAACTCAAAGAAGAATCAACACTTTAGTTGATCAAAAAAGATTAGATGAACATAAGGTTCATCTATTCCAAGATTTTTTATCAAATCTTTAAATTATAAATAAATATAGATTATATACAAAGATCTAAAATGTCCGTTGGTAGAAATTTACAAGAAATGGAAAACGTAGTAACCAAAGGAGCCGCATCCGCTGAACCAATGCAAAAGTTGTCCAATGGAATTCCTCCCGGACAAACTGGTGCATGGGAAGATTTGGGTGGACCTACTCCAGAAAATTATCGCTCAGATGACGATTCAGCAAAACTGAACACTCCTGGTGCAACTCTTCAACAAGTCAAGAATGTTGTTAATGCTAAGGCTGCAGCAGCAGATCCCATGCGGCAGACGATGAAAAAGGAAGATGCTGAATATGATGAAGATGATGCAATTTTAGAATCTGCAGAAGAAGACGAAGAAGGAGAGAATGAAGATTCTTTAGAAGAATCTGAAGAAGATGATGAAGTCGAAGAGGAGTATGACATCGAAGAAGATGTCAATGCTCTTCTTGCTGGTGAGGAACTTTCCGAAGAATTCCAAGAGAAAGCAAGAACTATTTTTGAAACTGCTATCAGATCAAAAGTATCTGAAATCAAAGAGCAGATTCAAGAAAGTTATGAAAATGCACTTATCGAAGAAGTTGAAATTATTAAGCAAGGACTCATTGAAAGAGTTGATGCTTATCTTGAGTATGTTGCCGATGAGTGGGTTTCAGATAATGCCCTTGCAATTGAGCAAGGTCTTAAAACTGAAATGACCGAATCATTCCTTGAAGGAATGAAGGGTCTTTTTGAAGATCATTATGTATCAATCCCTGAAGAGAAATATGATGTAATCGAGAGTATGGTAGATAAACTTGATGAAATGGAAGAAAAACTCAACGAGCAAATTGAAAGAAATATTGCTCTTAATAACAGATTAGCAGAGTCAGTTGCCGATGTAATCTTTGCAGATGTCGCTGAGGGTCTCGCACTTTCTCAGAAGGACAAACTCGCTTCTCTTGCAGAAAATGTTGAGTTTGATAGTGAGTCAGACTATCGTGAGAAACTGGTAACTTTAAGGGAATCATATTTCCCATCTAATGCTGGTACTCAAAGAGAAGTTACTGAGAATTTATCTGAAAGCGTAGAATATCCAGAAACTTCACAAGTAAGTGGAATTATGGAAAGTTATCTCTCAGTTCTCAGCAGAACTACTAAGTGATTTTTATATAATAATAAATCAAACTAACACGTTTTAAATAGAGGTAAAACAAATGCAGATGTTCAATGCAGAATATTTGCAGGAGAAGTGGGCACCAATCCTGGACTATCAGGGACTTGATTCTATCAAGGATTCTCATCGTAGAATGGTTACCGCTGTCCTGCTCGAAAACCAAGAAAAAACTCTCCGCGAAGAGCGTGAGTTCCTTTCAGAAGGTCCAACAAGCAACACACAATCGGGTACTTATGGTGGTGCTAATGCCGCTGGTTTCAGTGGTAGTGCTACTTCACCTGTTGCAGGTTTCGATCCAGTTCTGATCTCCTTGATCAGACGCGCAATGCCTAACTTGGTCGCTTATGACCTCGCAGGTGTTCAACCAATGAACGGTCCTACCGGACTTATCTTCGCAATGCGTTCGAAGTATAAGACTCAAGATGGTACGGAAGCACTCTTCAATGAAGTGGATTCCGCATTCTCCGGACAAGATTCAAGCTTTGCTCAAGACGAAGGTTGGACAAATGGAAATGTAGGTCTTGGTACTACTACACAAGCATCAGGATCAAACCCAGGTCTTCTCAATCCAACCATCCAAGGTGGTGGTGGAGCAGCAACCGGTGACGCTACTACCTACAATGTGGGTCAAGGTATGCGTACTGATAACGCAGAAAATCTTGGACAGTCTGGTGGTCCTCAGTTCAACGAAATGTCTTTCTCAATCGAGAAAGTTACCGTTACTGCAAAGTCACGCGCTCTGAAAGCTGAGTACTCACTCGAACTTGCACAAGACCTTAAGGCAATTCATGGTCTGAATGCTGAAGCGGAATTGGCAAATCTTCTCTCCACAGAGATTCTTGCTGAAATCAACCGCGAAGTTATTCGTACCATCTATAATGTTGCTGAGTCTGGTGCTCAAGTAAACGTTGCTACCGCTGGTACTTTTGACCTTGATGTTGACTCCAACGGTCGTTGGTCAGTTGAGAAGTTCAAAGGTCTTATCTTCCAAATCGAGCGCGATGCTAACGCAATCGCACAAAGAACTCGTAGAGGAAAGGGTAACATGATCCTCTGCTCCGCTGATGTTGCTTCGGCGCTCACCATGGCAGGTGTTCTTGATTACACCCCAGCACTTAATGCTAACCTTAATGTTGATGACACTGGCAATACTTTTGCTGGTATTCTTCAAGGTAAGTACAAAGTCTACATTGACCCATATTCGGCAAATGTAGATGCTAACCAATACTATGTTGTTGGTTATAAGGGTACTTCTCCTTATGATGCAGGTCTCTTCTATTGTCCATATGTTCCTCTCCAAATGGTTCGTGCCGTTGGTGAGAACTCCTTCCAACCAAAAATTGGCTTTAAGACCCGTTACGGTCTTGTTGCTAACCCATTTGCGGAAGGTACTAATGTTGGCGCAGGTCGTCTGTACAGAAACTCCAACCGTTACTACAGAAGAGTCAAAGTAACCAATTTGATGTGAGTCTTTCTCACAAATCTTCATGGGGATCCTTCGGGATCCCTTTTTTTGTCTAAATACGAATAAACAATAATGGCAACTTCAGCATTCTCAAATCAGATTCAGAATAGAAATTTTTTATCCCCAGTAGGATTTAAATTTACTTTAGCAAAAGAACCTAAAGTTGCATTCATGTGCAATTCCGCAAGAATTCCAGAAATTACTTTAGGAGTTGCTAAACAACCAACATATTTAAAAACAATTGATGTTCCTGGAGAAATTTTAACTTACGGAGATTTATCAATAAAATTTCTTGTTGATGAGAACATGGAAAATTATATGGCAATTCATAATTGGTTAACTGGATTAGGTTTTCCAGAAACTGCAGAGCAATATAAAAATTTAACCACAAATGATTTGGGAATAAGAGATCCAAAGGAAGCATTTAGTGATGGATCTCTTCATATTTTAAATAGTAACTATAGAGATGTTGCTATTATAAAATTTAAAGATTTATTTCCAATGTCATTATCATCATTAGAATTTGATGCAACACCAACGGATGTAGTTTTCCTTACTGCACAAGTGACCTTCAAATACACAATTTATGATATACTAGGAACAGACGGCAAACCCTTATGAATCTTGATGAAATTCAGGAGATGTGGCAGAGAGATTCTGTTATTGACCCTGACAACCTACACGATGAATCACTAAAAATTCCTCAACTTCACGCAAAGTATTATACCCTTTATAATACAATTACTCTTCTTCGTGAAAAAGCAAGAGAAACCTATAATAGAGTGCGCTTAGAACGCTACAACTACTACACAGGAAAGGCACCAGCAGAGGTTTATGTAGAAGAACCATTTCCGTATAAGGTAAGAGAAAAGGATGCCATAGAGAGGTATATGAGTGCTGATGAGAGGTTATCTAAAATAGACTTGAAGATAAGGTATTATGATATTATGCTTAAATTTTTAGAAGAGATTATTAAGACAGTTTCTAATAGAACTTACCAAATCAAGAATGCTTTGGAATGGCACAAGTTTCAATCTGGGTTTAACTGAGGCAGAAATGCCTCTTTTTTATTGCAAATAAATACCTATAACTGATATTTTATGAATGAGTCATTTGATTATATCAAAAAAGAACGAAGTATATCTGTATATCAAAGCAGAACCTCATGTTTATTATGAACTATCAGATCAATTCACATTTGAGGTTCCTAATGCAAAGTTCAGTCCTCAGTACAAAAACAAGTACTGGGACGGAAAGATTCGATTATTTAATACACAAACGAGTGAGATTTATATTGGTCTTTTAGACAGAATTATTCGATTCTGTGAGGACCACGAATACACATATGAATTTGCAGATAATAAGTTCTATGGACTTCCTTTTGAGATAAATGACGGCATCTCAAAGGAAGGTGTGAAAGATTATATGACATCTATCAGTAGACACGCCCCACGCGATTACCAAGTTGAGGGAGTATACGACGCTTTGCGACATAATCGAAAATTATTGATATCTCCAACTGCTTCTGGAAAGTCGTTGATGATATATTCTGT